TCTGCAGGAATCCACATGCCAGCTGATGCATATACGAACTGGCCGTTTCGTCCGCCACCACCAGTGTTCCAAGGCAGTGTAAACACAGTTATGCCATCAACACCTTTTAGTTGTTCACGCACAGCTGGTTCGGCTTGCGGTCCATCAACTACCACAACACACTCAGTGTGGTATGTTTGTTGTTTGACACTTGCAACTGCTTGTGCAAGTGTGGATCTGCCCGTGCTGGGTATAACTGTGAATACTTTTGGTGTTTGCATAACCACAAGTTTATGTTTTTGGCACCAAGGTGTCTAATTTTCCACCTAGCAAATGGATCTTGTGTCCATGTTTTTGAATAGTCAAGGTTTTCAAACTCAACTCTGTGCGGCTGTCGCTTGTTGCTGCCAGCAACCCGCGTGCAAAGTTTTCAATATGACCCACACTGTAACCATATTGATTGGTTTGATCCAACACACGCAAGAGTAGATTCTTAATCCTCAAATAGCCCAAATCACGCAGTTTTGGCCAACTCCAAGTCACAGCGTCAATAGTCACAGTTTGTAGATCTTGATCAGCTAGGCAGTTTACCAGATCCCAAGCTTCACCAAGATGGTGAATACTGCGCAGGGCATTGACATCAGCAATGTCAAATCTTTGCAACACAGTGGGCCAGATAACTCCGCGAATGTAGTTGCGATCATAAGTTGTATCTTGGTTGCTGGGATCGTGACACCAAGAAATATCATGATGTCGATTATAGTCCATGATTTGCTCGCGTGTGACATTTAGCAGCGGGCGCACTACCTGCTTGTGAGGATCAAACCAACAGCTGGCTTGCGCCGTCATGGCTTTCAATCCCTTGATGCCACTGCCGCGAAAAATCCTCAGCAGAAAGTTTTCAATTTGATCGTTGGCATGATGTGCTGTGATAATGCAATCGATATCTTGCTGACAAAATGCTTGATATCTAGCACGGCGGGCTGCATGCTCAAGATTGCCTTGCAGTTGGTTTTTCTCAAGGGCAACCACTACATGTTCAAATCCCCAAGCTTGTGATGCCTGTTGCACTTGCTGTGCCCATTGTGCGCTGGCACCCATGATGTTGTGATTGACATGCACAACCAAAAACTCAGTTGTAAACTTGTCGCGATGTTGCGCAAACCAATGCAGCAGCATCATGCTGTCTGCTCCCCCACTTACTGCTATGACAGCTCGCTGGCTGTGTTGGAGAAGTTCTTGCACATCAGAGATTTTCACAAGCTGTGGCATGTATGTCATACCCTGAACATACATGCACCTAGCTCAGTTGTCAATGTGTTATTGACTCTGTTCGCCTTGCTTGAGAAACTTCCGTAGAATTTCCGCCGCTTGGTCGTTGCTCAGGGCAGCGGTTAAACCAGGATGCTGCGGTTCAGGAACTTCATCTATCGAGCACCAGCGAAACTCACTTATTTCCCAGTTGGGCTTACAGGAGAATTCCAAATCCACAGCACAAGCCAACAGCATGTATTGACTTTTTGGCCAAGCCACACGCTGTTGCCAGATTTTAACATGAGGCCAAGCTGCAATATCTTGCCCTATTTCTTCTTGGCATTCACGTGATGCAGTTTGCCAGGAAGTTTCACCGGGCTCACTGAAACCTCCGGGCACACTCCAAGTGCCTGGATGGTTTACAAAATCGCTGCGCTTGACAAACAAAAATCTATTTGTGTCTTCTGCATGTATCAACACACCAGCTGCACGACGCGGGGGTTCACCAGTTATTTCTTCCGTCAACATGAGTTATTTATGAACAAGTTTAAGTTTTTTCAGTGCTGTGACTTCCTGTCGATATTGCTTTCGCAATGCAGCGGGACTTGCCAACATTGCTTGATACTGTGCAAGCAGCTTTTCCTGTTCGGCGATTTTGTCTAATGTGTCTTGGTATTGATCTTGTGCCCACCGATAGCTGGGAAGTTGTGTGATGCGGTCAATTTGATCAGCATCAATAGGCAGCTTGCTGGTGATTTTTTGCACCCGTTCCGCAATAGCCTGCTTGTTGGCAGCTTGTGGCAAAAATACCGGTAGTTTTTGATCGTAACATAGCTTGAGGGCTTGATACCAAGTCAAATCGCGTTGTGCTTGTTCAATAAGTTTTAGATATCGCTTGGTGTACCAAGTCAAACGCCATTCCACAAATGCCTGCACAAGTTCTCCTGAGTTGGCAAACTGACGAATACTGGTGTTATTGAAGTCCAAGACTACCAAACGTTGCGTGCTTTTGCTGCGCAGTTTGAGAAAGTTCACAGCCTGTTCTTGTGTCCAAGATTCCATGCTGCCACGCTTCATGCGTATCTCAATGTTAATAGTTTTTGTGCTGCGATCAGTGTAACTGTGGATGAGATCGTCGTCTTCCATTTGATTCAGCCTAGCACGAAACTTCTCCAAGCTGAGATCTGGTGGCAGCTCAGTTACTTTCAACAAAGTGGAACTCACGATATCCACTTGGCCTTGGAACTCATAGCCGTTGCCGCCGAGATCACGAACATTTACTTGTAGAAAATCATAACTGGGAATCAAGACTGGCAGAGGTTTTTGATCAATAGCTGCAACAACTGCGTCAATCAGGGACTCCAAACTATGAGGCAAAATATCAGTGCTCCAGCCCACAGCAATGCCACTTACACCATTCAACAGCACAAGTGGAATCAAAGGCAAAAAGTTCACAGGTTCCAAAACTGATCCATCATAGTTGGGCTTTTGAGGAACAAGATCCAAATCGCTGTAAAGCAGGGCTTGTGCAACTGCATGACGTTTGACATAAGTGTATCGCGGAGCACCCCAACTGTCGGGACCCACTCGTGTGCCAAATGCACCAATGCCTTCCAGCAAAGGCACATTGTTGAGATAGGGCGCAGCTAGGCGACTGATTGTTTCTGCTGCTGATGTGTCTCCGTGAACGAAAAAACCCTCTTGAATTACCTGGCCGGCAAGGCTGATGGTCTTGACCTTTTCAGATCGTGTGCGCATGAGCCACAGCATTTTGCGCTGGCCGTCTTTTAATCCATCACATACACTGGGAATGGCACGGTTTTGTGCTGTGTAGATGGCGTATTCTCTGCTACTGGTATTGATAAAATCACTGGTTGTAGTTGTGCTCATTTTAAATACTCATCCAAGCTTTGCGTTGATCGGCTTTTTTGTCATTAAAAAGCAAGTCTAGAAGTTCTGCTAGTTTACCATCATCTTGCAAGGCAATCAATCTAGGTTTATTCAAACTGTTGTTCCAATCTTGTTCTTCCAAACTGCCCAAGCCCTTGGCTCTTGTGGGTTTGGGACAGCCCTGCCAATCTTGTGCTTGATAGTTCAACCAATCATCGCTATACCAATAGTGCCGGTTTTTCTTCTTGTCTTCTTGAATAATAAACGGCGTGCTGAATACTTGGAAAAATGCCGGCTTCTGTGGATCAAACAGTGATGGCCAATACACATGGAAAAAGTTCACTAACAGCGCCATGATGTTAGCACCGTCGGTGTCAGCATCACACGTGATCCAAACTTGTCCATATCGCAAGTCCTCGCGCCGTGGCTGTTGACCCAGTGTCAAACCAATGCTGCTCATGATATCTTGCAAAATGGCATTGTCTAGAACTGTTTTGTTGCTTTCTCCACGCACATTGAGGATTTTACCTCGTAAAGGCAAGCCACCGTGTATTTCGGGATTTCTCACAGCAGCTACAGAACTAACAGCCGAGTCGCCTTCCGTTAGCATCAAAATACATTTGGTGCGATCTTTGCCAGTTGCATCCATGAGCTTGGGCACTTTGGTGCGGAGAACCTTGCGTGCCAGCTTGGCAACATCTGCATCGTCTTTTTTCTGTGTTCTAGCTGCGCAGCGTGCGTAGATGCTGTCGATCCATGTGCTGTTGTCACGAATGATTTTTTTCCAAGTCTTTTCATCCTCACATGCAGCACGAATCCAAGCATCTACTTCTTCATTAATCAGTCGAGTTTTGCTTTGACTGTCAAAGTCCGGCCGATTCATTTTAGTGATGTTGTAGATTAAAAGTCCTTCTAAAATATCACTCCTGTTGGGAACAAGAGATCTGCGCCGACTTTCTTTTGCTAGAGCTTGCAGTAGATTGCTGACAAAGTGCTTGCGAAAACTGTCGATATGGCTGCCACCGTTAAACACTGGTATGTTGTTGACCATGCTGTGTGCATGATCGCCCTGCGCAGTGAAGTTGGGAACAATCACAAACTGACTGCGAAAGCCTGCAGATTCCGTTTCAGCTAGAATGCTGAATGTTTCGCGATTGCCAAACAACCCCCGCTCGACATTTTTAACTTTCACAGCATCACCGTTGAATGTGAACTTCACAGCAGGGTTGGCAGCAGCAAGTTCCACTACACGATTGCGCACAAACTCCA